AAAAAAGCACTAGCCGTAGTATTGTTGACAGTATCGTTTGCAGCAGCAGCTTCATGCCCTGTATACGCTCCGTACCGTTGCACTCCCGGATATAACGGGAAAATGGTTTGTAGCTGCGGAGGCTAAGTCTCACTGAGGCAAAAGCGGGTGCCATTTAATGCTTATGACTTGGGAGTGGCATACCAAGATGGACGCAGCGAGTAGCCTCACCTTATAATGGCACTACCTTAGCTTTGCAGCAAAGGTGGTTGCCAAACCTCTTATGGGGGTGTCATTCAGGGCTGGTATCCCTAAAATCTACTACTCAGCGCAATGCTGGATCCTTTCGTGGTTTGACACCCCCACCCTTTTTGCTAAATAGCAACAAAATCCAAAAATAAATGTTGACATTGTAATACTCCTATGTAATACTGCTCATGTAGTTTGATTTTTTCACGAAAGGAAATCAAAATGAACCAAGACTTTGACCTCCAATGTTACGGCTGCAACAGTGCCGAATTTATTGCTCAAATCCAAGGTTGCATTACTTACCAGTTAAGCGGAGCCAATATGGTTGTCGCTGGCTTGATGAGCGATGCCCAAGAGGAAATGGCAATGGGTGCAGTAGAACGTGCTCGTCAGACTTTGAATCGTGCCAAGTTGATTCTTGGTGAGATCATGGACGGCAATTTAGAAACAATGAGGGGGAATTGAAATGAGAGACTATCGAGACCAACGTTTGTATCAGGGTGACTTGCTGGATAAAAAAATTCCTTTATGGGTTGAAATATTGGCAGCAACAATTATGGGAATAATTTTTGGTTGTATGTTTGCCTATGGAATATAAAAAGTTTAATCAAGAGCTCCATGACGTTTGCGACCCGCCAGCCCGACAAGCTGTGACTGAGTGGGTCAAAATGAAGTGGGGACTGACTTGCATAGAAAATCCCGATAAATATGCAGTTGATTTGATCGTGTATAGAAAAGATCAGATCTGTGGATACATTGAGGTGGAGACAAGAGACTGGGGGGTTCGGCATTGCCCCTATGACACCATTCATATAGCTCAGCGAAAGGAAAAGCTTTTCACCAATCCCGGCACTTTGATCTTCGTGACTACCCGAGATTTTGAGAATGCGTATTGGTGTACGGCAGAGGACGTAAAAGGAAGCCCATTGATTGAGGTTCCGAACCGAGCAGTCAAACGCCACGAATATTTTTATGACGTACCGATTGAGTTGTTTAAGTACGTTATTTTGAACCTTCCGTTTTAGGAGGCTGCAATGAAGATTATTTCCAAACCGAAAAAGGAGAAGCGCAATGACTAACGAGCATATTTGGACACCTGCAGGAACCGATGTCACTATTCGCTGGAGAATGAACGGTTGGGTCCCGCCTTCAGAGCAGCAGGTCTACAGGGATAAATGGTCCTATTATCAAAACTTGCCATTGCGTAAGCTTGATGATGCAGCCAAAGAGCAATACGAAGCCGTACTTCGCAAAGCAAAAGTAGCCCGGATCAAATAAAGGAAAACCATGCAAGACATTTCAGAAGACATCATCAAAGCCAAAGATTTACTCAAAAACATTGAGATCATGATGTCAAATCCATTGTTAACCGGACGTGACAAGATCTACAGCGAGATCATAAAGCTGGACAACTGCGTACTTACAATGCTTTCAAAAATGGAGCAAAAATGAAAAATTCAGATTGGGGTGCGTTGTTTGGGCTGGGATTGGTTATCTTGGGTGGGATTGGGTGGATCTGCAACATTATTGAGATTGCTCATGCCGATCTAGTGACTGGGCTTGTGATCCTTCGTGTAGTTGGCATATTCATGTTCCCATTGGGAGCCGTATTGGGGTGGCTATGAATTGGGCTGAGAAGGTTGCATTGACTACTATCTAAGCGGGTTCCGTTAACGCTTCGATTTTCCAACAATCTTTTTTCGCATTTCGCTTTCAAACTCGTAGTCTTCTCGACACCAGTTATCGCAAAAAGCCCGGTCATGAAGCTGGGCATTGCAGGACAAACAGTATCCAGTGGTCTTATGTTGCCTTGGATACTTATGTTTTTTTTCTTCCAGCTTGTCGTAAATAGCGTCCATATCAAGACCGGGGAAATGCTTTGTCATGCTAATCCTGAGAGGAACTCCGAAGCTTCTGCTTGTCTACGTCTTAAAAGTCCAGCCATGTGTTTGCCCCCTGCCATATCCCACTTTTCAAATTCGGCAGCAGCTCCATGAATATCGCCAGCGTTTACCTTTTTGAGCAAGGTTGAAGCAGTAAAGTTTCCAGCACCAACGTTGAATACGAAGTCCACAAGAGCGTCAAATTCTTCTTGGGTAATGTCCCCCGTCACTTTTGCGTTAACGGCTGCAGCAGCCTTCTGAACGTCTTGCATAAGCAATTCTTCGGCTTGCTCTTGAGTAATTGTCAGTCCGGGGTGAACTTCAGGTCCAGTATGACCATAACCAATCGTCCAAGGAGCCCCGCCAGTTCCGGGATCAGGATAAGCAGTAAGCTTACAGCCTTCAAATTGTTCAGTTAAATGAAGTCCGTTTTTTGAATAATTCATAACTAATCACTTTTTCTTTATTTATTTAGCTATATTTCCACCAACAGGATAGGTTGCTCCTGCTGGAGCTTGAGTAAATGCCTTTTCACCTTGTTGAACATGACCATTATTCCAAGGGCTTTCCATAATCGGACCATAGCAACTAGCTAGTTTTACGCCATTAATTGATTTAGCTTGAATTTCACATGGAAAACTCCACATATTGCTCATGCCTGTTGTAGGTGTTTGTCCTATTGTAAAAGTTCTAACAGTTGCGGTAACAGTAGTCCAGCTTGGACCTTGTGGATAACTTGTTTGTGGAGGAATTCCAAACAAAGACCAAACTTTATTAGGGGCATGATCGCAAGATCCGTTCATAAGATCTAAATTGGCAATAGAATCCCCAGTCAAAATCGGGCAAACTGCCACGCCTTCTCGAAAAGTTTTTCCTTGAACTGTTATGGTTTTTCCAGTAGGAATTGCAGCAGAAGCAGCACATAAAGCATATTCTTGATTTTTACAAATTCCAATGTTTGCTGAATGAGCATTTAAAGAAATAAAAAATAAAACAAAAAGTATTTTTTTCATTTTGCTACCTTTTCTAAAAAGTCGTATTGGTTGTAACAGGCTTCAAGGGCTGATCTGATTTGGTCTGCTCGGGCAGCTTCCCGGATAAGAAATTCTGAATCCTCGGCATAAAGGGTTGTCCCAGTTCCACACGCTGTAGCTTGGGGGGTTTCAATTGTGGGTCTGGCGGTGCGCTTGCGCAGCTGCACAAGAGCATTGGCAAGCCGAGTATTAATAGCGTTGATTTGGTCATTTTTGTCCTTTTCGATTTTATCTGCTGCTGCTTGGTGTTGGTTTTTGAGCTTTTGAGTCTCAAGCACTTGATCGGCTTTATAACGATCAAAGCGAGACGCTTCAAAGCTGTATCCAAGATACCAAGAAAATGCCAAAGCAGCTACTGCTGCAGCCAACTTGACGTAAGTAAGGATTGGCAATGGAAACATTACTTATTGTCCTGATCTTGATACCAACGAAACATTTGAACTGCAATTCCAATTCCCATTAACCATTTTCCATAGTTGTTTGGGTCAATTACGTTTTGCAATACAGAAAAATTGGTTTCTACATAACCCAAAATCGTCACAATAAATCCCAGCCACATGAGCTTAGATTTGTGAAGGGGCTTTCTCATTTTTTCTTAGCTACGGTCTTTTTTGCTGCTGGCTTTTTAGCTGCAGGTTTTGCAGAAGTTTTAACTGTAGGCTTTGCAGCATACTTTTTAACCGCTACTTTTTTAGTTGCTGGCTTACGCTTGACGGGAGTTTCAGCAGAATCTGCAACTGCTACAGGTGCTACTGATCTAGGTCTTAGTAGTGCTGCTATTTGCTTAAACATTATTTATCCACCTTTGTATCAAGTTTATCAAGAATCTTATCCAGTTTTTGAAATATCTGATTCGTAATGCTTTGAAAATCTTCACGCTTAACGTAATGATCTGATACTTTTACCTCAAGATTATTGATTTGTCTTGCCAAAGTAGATTGGTCTGCAACAATTTTATCTTGATTTTTAGATAGCTCTTTGGACCACCATCCGATTACACCGGAAGCTGCAGTGGCTAGAATGGCTATTGATGCAACTATTGCTGACCAATCCATGACGCTTATTCCTCAGCAGGTGTTTCAGCTTTAGAAGCTGGGTTCTTGGTTTTTACTGAAGCTAAAACTTTTTCAATAGCAAGAACTTCAGCAGGCATACTAGCTTCGATTTTATCGATCAATTTACGGATTTCTTGACGAACTTCTGAAGACGCATTGATTAAAAATTGCTTGATTGAAAACATAGTTTTTCCTTATTTTATGCAGCAGGTTCGGGGTTTACCGGGGCAGAAGGAGCCTCAGTAGCTTGAGCAGCCAAAGCTTGCTCTTGAATTTGAGGAATTGCTTGAATTTTGATCTTGTTTACAGTTTCTTCGATCAATTCCATTGGCAATTTACGCAAGCCAGCTACTACGGCTTCGACTTCGTTTACTTCTAAATTCAATGTAATACTCATGGTTTTTCCTTTATTAAACTTTAGTCCAAATTGCTAATGGTGCTGTTGGAAATACAATATTACCAGCCATAGGATCAATTGCATATTGACGAACTGCATTACGATAAGAAATAAATTCTGCTTGGTTAGCAAGATATGGATTGCTCATTGCAGGATTGCCTACATCTGCAGCGCTAGTCCAATCTGTTTGTGATAACAAATAAGTAGCTGTTGCTTTATTTTGGTCAGCAGTTGGTGGGTCAGGTGGTAAAGGATAAGAGCTTGTTACATTAATCCAACCATTAGCAATAGCTTCATTAACTAATTCTTGTTGTTCAGGCAATTCATAAGCATAAACTTCATCATTTTGATTTTGATAATATACATATTCCA